TGCGTCCCCGCTAGTAGCCGCGCACGTCCATAAAATACGAAGATTAACAGGTGAGCCCGTGACGTAACTTTGCGGTACTCTCACCGACACGTATAGTGCCTGACTGAGCGCCGGTTCGTACTCGTATATTTCTATTTCATTTTCAAAAGTTTTAACCGGTGAGTTGGCGCCTTCGATAAAACGCAACGACCCGCCTCCCCCGCCTCCGCTACCTGACGTGCCCATCTCTAGTTTAGCCCACGCGTCCGGAGCCTGGTCTGTGTCCGCAATTAAGAACACCCCAGCGCCTTGTGTGTCTAACGTGTCAGAAGTAGCGCCTTCAATTGTGTCCGACCCGGCTCTTGTGTAGGTAACTTTATTTACGCTAGAGTCGGATTTTTTAAGTATTAATACCGGGGCTTCGGCAGTCATTGCCGCGATAGAAGGCAGCGTGACGGCTACTGCTCCACTTGTGCAATCGATACTTATTAATTTCCCCGTGTCCGCCGTTGTTAAAGTTATTGGGCTATCCGAAAAAGTTTTATATACAACGTCTGTAAAAGGAAGTGCCGCTATTACCGCCGCCGCACTTGCTGCCGCAGCGCTTGCGCTCGAAGCCGCAGCACTTGCGCTTGCCGCCGCTGCCGTCGCATTCGTTTCCGCATTCGCTAAATCTGTAGTAGTGGGCCAGTCTGCGGCGTCCGCCCATCCTTCGCCCGTTGCATCTGTTACCGGCACTGCGTCGGCAACGCCAGACAAATCACTAGGTAATGTCGTATCAAAAGTCCCAACGAAACCATTTGAAAGTTTAACGACGTTTGTGATTAAAGTAGAAAGCCTTTGCGCTATCATGGTTAGTCGATCTAGCGCTTCTTCTACTGCTTCCGCAGGCAAAGAATCATTTTCCCGAAGATCAACTTCTTGTATCTGGTCCGGGTCGTTATAAATAGTAAGCGTAGTTCCACTTGCAGGCGCAGTTAACATCGTGACTGATCCGCCCGCAGGCTCGCCTTCCCCTGTAACCGTGTAATGCGTGGTCAAAGTTTTTGTTGTTTCTACTCCGTCCGCTGCGGTAGATATTACAACCAAATCCCCTTCGGCTAAAAAATAATATGGAAAAGAGAAAACGGTAGTCACTCCGTTCCCCGAAAATTGAACTCTATTTGTAGTTGTACTTATCGCCATACTATTTTACTCACTTTCAAGTTTGTTATCTTTTTCAAATTGCCTCAACTGATTTAAGGTCTCTTCGGCCATCTGCATCATTAGCATGTACGTTCGGTCTATTTGGTCTCGTTTTTCGTCCGGCGTCATGTCGCTTAAATGTATGTTTCTAATTAAATTACTTTGCGCGGCTAGCCCCCGCTTCACACCTGTCGCAATTTTTCCCATTATGAATTCCGTGTATCTTTCGTTCATTAATTTTTCAGCCCCAGCCACGTCCCCGGTTTTCATTCGCCGCTCTACTGAGTTAGACACTTGCTCGACTCTTTCGGCAGTATCATAAAAATCTTGCATAACCTGATTAGCTTGCGGATATCTAACTACGAAAGCTTTTATAAAAGGAATGTCGGATAAAGTTTTAGCCGGGTCTACTGGACCGTCTGCAATGCCCGCAATTTTAAGGGCCTCGTCAGATACTTGCACTGCGTATTTACCTAAAGACCCTCCCCAGGATTGTATATAATTATCGATAATCATAGGTGAGCTAAGTCCGGTTCTAGTATCAAGTAGAGAATGGTCTAGGTTAGCTATTACTTTTCCAATCATTTTAGCGGTTTCAGAAGTGTACTCTACGTGTTGATCTTCGGGCAAAGTTCCTTCTAGATACGCCGGGATTATGTCATTTCCCGTAAAAAAACTTTTATTAACTGATTGCTCAACGACTGGCACTATTGCGTCCGGAACATAATTAACCCCGGCTGTTCTAAATAAAGTTTCACTGAAATGAGAGAAGGCTTCTTCTTTGTCCTTGAAAAAAGCATCAAGCGTTCTTTCTACAGACGAGCCAAACACTAGCCCTAAGACTCCGGGTTTAGGTATTCGGTAAATAGTCCCCTTATTTACATAAGTTTTCCCGTCTTCTTGCTTAACTAAATATTCAGGCACCCCGCCCGCGTCCTGCGTCTCTACCCATTTGTCGGTCGGGATAATCCAAAATAAGTCTTTTTGCCACTGGCTGATTCTTTTATATCTTTCGTCATCTTTGACCGCCGCCCAAAGTAAAACTGAGGGTACAGAAATTAAAGCAACCGCTTTAGCACTTGTCTCGCCCGGCGCTTCCTTAAATGCTTTTACTATTCTATCTGAGCCTTGAACGCCTACATTCATAAAAGAAGTGATTGCGTTAAGTGCCGACATTTTAGCGCCAGTTCTAGAAAAATCTAAGGTAATGTCGCGTGCGGCAATTGCCGACTCTGTGACAGATTTTCCAGCGGTCCTTGATTTTTTATACTGCGCTATCCGCATTGATTGCTCCGATAACTCTTGCGCTACCGCCATAAACTCAATTGGTTTTTTTAAAACATTTCTAGCTGAATTAAAAAATCCGGTTTCCTTGTTTAAATCAAATACGTTTTTTTCTACATATAGTTTATGTAAATCTAAAAATGCGCCATTAGCGCCGCCCGACATATTAAATTTGTAATAATCGTCTGACTTTTTAACTATATCGCCCATGGCCGAAATAACTTCTAAGGGCGTTATGAATTTTTTGCCGGGGCCTTGTACCCCGCCAGTCACATAATCTCTTATAAAATTTCTAGCTACGAACTCTGGCGTGAAAGTTATTCCTAATTTTTTAGCAGTAGTAATACCTCTCATTATTTTAAACGTAAGACTCTGCGCTCCGGGGTTTCCGTTTAAGGAATTAATAGCCGTCGCTAATTCTGGCGTCGTCTCATACACTTCCATTTTTCCTTCTCTAAAAAGAGAGAATTGATTATCTTGAAGTGGCCGCCTCGCTGCGCGATAGGTTTCAATCGCTTTGGCTTCTGTAATATCTATGTCTAATTGTCTTGCTACTTCTTGCGCTGAAACTTCTATTTTTTGCATAGGACTTTTAACCCGTTTTACCAAGTCTTGATCTTTCGTAGTCTCTACAAGTTCTATGAATTTAACTTTTGCTTTATTTATTTCTGACACTTTTATAAGTTCAGCCGTGTTTTCGACTATGGTCTTTAATGGATTTTGAATGTCTCTTAAACTTCCTTTAAATTCTTTTAACGACCCCGCTTTTCCGCCGCCTTTTTTAGCGCCTACCGCGTCGTCTATTTCAAAAATTCTTTTGTACGGGACATAGGCTTCCGCTTCTTTTAGTTTAGCCACGTCTTCTTTTGATTTAAGACCCGACTTCTCTACATAGTCCAATACTCTATTTGAGTAATCATTTAAGCGTTTAGCTAAGGGGTCGTACTCCGCTTTATAAGTATCAACTACCTTTTGCGCGGCTTCCATATCCAGGCCCGATTCTTTGCCAGCTTTTTTTAAATCCGTTACTGCGCGCTTTGTCGCGGCGTACGCATTTAAAATGTTTTTGTTGGGCGCTTCTTTTATAATGGCGTCAAAACTTTCCCCCGTAAATTTCAGTTTCCCGCCCGATTGCGCGACTTCCGGGTCGGCGAAAGTTCCCTTTTCCAAAAACACGCGAGCCTTGGCATTCGCATCAACAACCGTTCTCGCATGTAGATAAGGACTCGCTTCCGGCGAAATATCTTTTCCTTCCGCTAATAGTTTTTCTGCATTCTTTAGCGGATTTAATTTATCTACGAAATCCGTATACGTTTTATCAAAGGTTTCTTTTGCTAATTCTTTTAACGGAGTTTTTGGCTCTTCTAACTTATCTACTATTTTATCAAGAATCTTATTTACATTTTCATCTTCAATTTTTACTTCGGGCTTAGCTTCTACTTTTGGTTTTTTAGCCTCTACTCTTTTATTAGACTCCGCTACTACTTCCGCCGTTATACCTAATTCGCCCGACATAGGTATGTCTTGGTTTAATGCTCTTAGCTCTTGCGCAAGTTTCGGATCTGCTTTTGCTGCGTCTACTATCTCAGTCGGACGTTTTCCAAATCTTGCGTACATGTTGCGAAGTTTGGGGGCTACGTGCGCGACCCCATGCAGGCCCCCTATTAAAATCGCTGCGTCTAAAAATTCTTGTGGTTCCGGCACTCGCCCTTCAAGCGCTGACCCAACTGTGGTCATAGTGACTACTTCGGAGGCTAGTTGGGTAGACGTTTTTGCTAAAGCCGGCGCCGCAGATTTAGCAAGTACTTTTCCTACTGCCCCTCCTACCCCAGCCGTAGCCGCCCCGATAACTCCGCCTTTGGCTGCGCTTATTGTTATCGCCGCCGTTCTCTCCCAAAAGTCAGAAAAACTTTCTATGTCCCCTTTTTCATAATGTTCCATTAGTGCCGTGCGAAGCCCTTCCGGTAAGGCCATGGCTCCCGCGCCTGCGCCTAATACCGCTCCCGCTGCGGCTCCCGCTACGGTTCCCACTACCGGTACAGCACTTCCTACCGCGCCCCCCGCTGCGGCTCCCGCCGGGCCGCCCGCCATAAATCCTGCGACCATGGCCGGCGCATCTCCCGCTAAAGTCCCTATCTGTGAGGCTATCCGCATGTACATCGGCGCATTCTCCGGAAGTAGTGTGTCGGGTTTTCCCGTTAACACTAGCCCCGATACCGACATTTCTAGCCCGGCTTCAATTGCAGTGATTAAATCATTAGCGTCTTGCGGATTAGTTTTTTCCGCTTGTTCAGTTTTGAATTTAGATAAATTTTCTTTTAAATAAGTCTCTGTGCTCGCCATGTCGGGGTTTTTGACCCCGAAATATTCGTCTATTTCTTTATTAGAAAATCCGCCCCCGCGAAGAGTCTCTTCTGTCTCAGCTTGCCACGCAGAAATCTCGTCCGGGCTAAAACCGCCAGCTTCTAATTGCTGTAATTCTTGAATGCCAGGCGCCAGGTCCATTACTTAGCCCCCGCCTTTAATTCGTTTTAAATAGTCCGCCGCAGACTCGCCCGCCCCTCTAGGCGACTGTGCTTTTTTCTCCGCACTCGCTCCGCTAATGGGCAGAGGTGTTACCGTCTTTCGCCGCATAGATGAATTTAAAATTTCTTGAGGGGTCTTCGCAAAATTATGAACATACTTACCCAAATAATCGGGGCTTTCCGGATTCAAAAGTTTAGACGCCGGCACCCCTTGTTTTCTTTGCTCCGCGTATTCTTGATAAAAAAAGTTCATATAATTAAGCACATTTTCTTCCCCCTCCGGGTCTCTTAAACCGAGAAGCGGATTTGCTTTAGAAAGCTTTGATCTTGCAAAATCGAAGACTTGCTTCTTCATAGTGGCTTCCACTTTCCCCGCTTCCGTATTTAGCCCCTGCATTTCATCTCTTAACCTATTTAAATCGGTAAAAGATAATCCCCGCCCGACATATTCGTTTAAAGCATTTTCATCTAAAATTTTATCGGGGTCCCCGTCAGGCAAATGTATTTTCCTAAACAAGCTCATCATTACGTTAGGATTAGTCTGCAAAGCTTTCCCCGATGAGTTAGCTCTTTCTAACATCCCTATGAATTGATCTTTACTGCCAGACCCAAACGGCTCCAGATTAGAATTTAAAATATCTTTTTCATTTAAAGTATTATCCACAAATTTCTTAAGTAATCCATTTTGAGTAGACCTTTGGGCAAGTTCTCTTTCTCTTTCTTGAAGTCTAATCATTCTTTCTTGTTCGGCAAGTCGCGCTCTAACGGCTTGATCTACTTCGCCATACATTTGAGCTTTGCCGTCTGCACCTAAATCCGCATCGTATTCCCCGGAATCTAATTTCTGTTTAGCATATTCCGGATTTAATTGCGTCCAACCCCTAACAGAAGCTTTGACTAATTTATTGTCGCCGTCGGCTTGTAATTCTCTCGCTTTAGCCACGGGTAACAGACCGCTTTGCACTAAATTCTCTACCGCAGCCGAATGCAAATCTCTTTGCAATTGCAAAGAACTCGGGTCCGCCATGACCGTACTAGATAAATTATTAAACGTGTCTGTGTAATCGGTTTCCGCTTTAACGCCGGCAAGGTCCGCTTGCCCCGCATCCGCCGACCGGAACAACTGACCTTTTATCCGTTCCGACGCCTCTGCAAAAAATCTCCGCGCCGGCCCAGTAGTGGCGTTTTCCCCTACTTTTCCTAACGTACCCTCTACTCTTTTATTGTATTCTTCAAAAGCGGTTTTATCCCCCGGCTCCGCTGTACGCATGACTTGCTGAAAATCGAGCGCTAGGTCCGCATTCGCTTTTGCCGTTTTCGCCGTTATATCACTTAAGTTTTCTTGCTCTTCTCTTTGAGAAAGAATACTTCCAACTTGAGATACGGCTTGCCCCAAAGCTTGCAGTCCTTGCGCCGACGCCGCCCCGAATTGTGCAGGCGTCGCATAGTTTTTTTCCGACGGTCCTGGCGCCCTTACTTGCTGCCCGTACTCTCTTATAATTGGCACAAAATCACCTTAATCCTTCATAAAGCCGCCGGCGCCCATAAGTAGCGTCGCGGCCCCTTGAAATTTTCCTGCTTTTTTTGCGTCCTTTGCCGAACGTCTAAACCCCTGCGCTTGTCGTAAATAAGAGCTTCGCTCAAGCTCCCCTGCACGTCTAATATTTTGCGCATCTTTTTCCGCATTCGCTGCGTTATCCCTTAAAACTTCAAGTGGCGAACCTTCAAGTTTAACCCCGCTTGCGGCGACTGCGGTCACGTTGCGAGCTTCTTCCCTTTTGAAAGAAAGTCGAAATTGTCGTTCATCCTCTACCGCACGCTCACGGGAAAGCCTGGCGTTTATTTCCGCTTCTCTCGCATTTGCTTTTGCTGCGCGAACATTCGCCCGCGTTTCTTCTTGCCCCCCGATAAAAGAAGCAATCGTTCCTACTCCCATCAATAATGCTGGCAAAGCCATAATAATCCCCCTTACCTATCCTGCGTATGTAATTGCGGCATAATCGCAAGTACCATACTCGGTAGCGGCTGATCTTGCTCAAAACAAAATTGATTCTCAAAATCATAATCCGCTTCTATAGTCTCTGATATTATTCCAGAAAACAAAGGCACCGCTCTGCTTAACGCGTCCGACGCTTTTCTAAAAGTAAGCCTAGTTAAATCGCTAAAGCTCATTCCTATTTTCAACCCTAAAGACCTATGCAGTAAAATTCCTACTCTGTGCGTCCTTTGTGTTTTCCCTAACGCAGTCCCGTCCGCCGCGCCAACATTTAATCTTAACATTTTTCCACGGCTTAAATATCCAAGGCCTACTTGCACAGTAGTCGCAGGCGTAGCTAATGTTATGCTGCCAGACGCAACGGTTTTACTCGGCTGAACTGCGCCGTCCCCTAGTACGTCTACGGTCTGCCCCTCTAAATGAGTGAGCCCCGTAATAGTAGATACATACTTCCTCGCATATCCGCCCGACACATACGCCGTGTCATAAGCCGACGTGTCAATGTTATTACCCTCTAAATCAGTTAAAGCAAAAGTATTAGCCGCAGCACTCGCTACGAGAAAACTTTCTCCGTTTAAATCCGAAGTTTCATCCTCCGAATCATTTAAAATTCCTAAAATATCTGAAAGTAAAACCTTATCCCCATTACTAAATCCATGCGACGTACTTGTCACAACTGCGGGATTCGCCCTCGTAATCGAGGTTATCGTTTTAGGCGCGTCATATGTTAGTCCGCTATCTACAAAGAAAGCGTCTTTCTGCTCAATACTATCTTCAAACATTGGCGTCATGTATTCCACATATCTATTAACTGAACCGTCGATGTATCTTTTTACAATTAACCATAACTCGTAAGAAGTGCCAGTAGAGTTTGGAATGACTGCGACACTCTCAACTTCCGCGTCTGTTCCCGCCGCATCACTTGCACCGCCTACTATGTGTCTATGCCATCCTACCTTAAACGATTCTACGTCTCTCTCGTAAGTAAGCCCTACTAATTGGCCGTCGTCTCTCACACACCACAAAATAGGTTGTGGCTCTTTTTGCACAGCCATCTCAACTATTCCGCCTTCTGTTACGTGCTCTGCGAGCATGGTCATGTCAGAAGCTTTAAACCCGTCCGCATCAAAAAAATACATTAACTCTCTTATTTTTCTTCCAGCTTTTTGTAAAAACAAAATAGATTTTCCAAAGGCTACCGCTTGCACGTTAGCACTTCCATACGACGTGCTTTTTTTAGCTGATATATTTGTAGGCGTAAGTGCTTCCCCGCTTGAAGACGGGCGAATAAGCCACTCGCCCCCTGCGGTTCCCGCGAACAAACCTTTTTCGTCTGAAAGCACCCATCTGACTACGTTCACGTCATTAGCGTTAAAGGTAAAACTTAGCGCCGACGTTGCAATCACGGTTCCGTCTGTCCCCGACGGCGCAAAGTTGTAATAATCCGATGTTACGCTGCCATCCATTCTTTGCGGATAATTCGTGGCGCCCGCTAAAAAAAGGCGGTCTTCGTGGAAAGTAACAACTGCCGGATATCCCGTCGTCGCCGACCACACGCCTAGTCGCCAAAAAGTTTTAGCACTAGTATTGGTAAGCGTTGACTGAATATCTATCGTTATACTTCCGTAATGCACAAAGCTTGCTACTCGCGCCCATCCCCACACTGAGCCTTCTCTCAAACGAATAAGTCTACCTACATCAGTTGAAACAAACACACCTGGGTGCGCTGTTCCGCCGGCGGTGTACGCATTCACAAAAGTGGACCCTTGTAAATCAAAAGTATTCGCTGTGATAACCGTAACAGTCCAAGAGCCATTCGCTTCCGTCGTCCCGCCTACAGATTCTATCCCGACACTTTGCCCCGTTGAAAATCCATGCGTAGCTGCCGTTATTCTTATTAATCCAGACCCGTTATTGGCGGCGCCCGTTATATTAATCGCAGTCCCCGATTTTAACGTAACTCCGCTTCCCGTCGCCGCTCCCGGCGTTAATGAATACGCAGTTGTGTTGGTCGGTAAATAAGGCCCGTCTGAAAAAGAAATAGCCGCCAATGTCCATGTAGTATGTCCGGTACGAGATAAAGTTCTCGGCGCGTAGCTTGGATGACATATGTATAAAACGTCAGCGCTTTGAGTAAATCTCAATTGAAAAAGGTCAGCCGCTAAATACGGACTGGCTACTTCATAAGGGCTTCCGCCACTTTCGATCTGTCCGTTATTTCTGTAAAACCTTATGTATTGGTCGCCGAATTCTAATATGTACGCTTGTGTAGTTGAAAACTCAAACGACATAAGCCTCGAAACCGAGCTACTTGTTTTCGTTTCCGCCACATACTTTGTGCCGGACCTTCTTACTAACCCGCCCTGTAAAGACGGAATGTAGTTTTCACACGTAGCTAGCGCCTGCTTATATCGGTCTAACTCTACTCCACCGTATAGTAACGGACTAAACTCACCCGCACCGAAACTTGTTTGTATTGGTGAGACTTTAGGCATTTACTTAATCCCTTATTGTTATCCATTCATCTTCGGGCGGACGTTCCGCCACTTTTTCAATGGCATTCGCTTTTTTAGCTTGTGCTAAAATTTCATCGTACATAGCTTTTGCGTCTGCTTTTTTAGAATTAGACTGCGTTATTTCTTCACATAATTCCATCGCGAGTTTCGAAGATAATAACTCCCTAAACAAAACATCCATTTCGTTAGGGTCTGTTACATCGTAAATATATCTAACGTCTAGCGGATCATCCCAATCCGTAATTATGTTCCGCCCCTCTATCTGCCAATCTAAATCATTGAAATTTACTTCCGGATCTGGAGATAAAAGTCGGACGCAATCACTCGGCAAAGGAAAGCTGTTTTCCCTATTAAAAAGTGGCTCCGTCGTGCTTGCCGCTAATTGTGCCCTTTTTATCGCAAAATTCCACGGGTGTTTTCTCAGTTCGGCCAACTTGACCGGCTCATACGCCAAATTTATCGACCTGGCATTTCGAGAATCTTCAGTCAAAGAAGTAATACTCTTAGCGCCTAAAAGTTGTAACGCTCTATTCGCAATTTCAACTTTACTCGCCACGCCTTACCTCAATGTGCTGAATTTAAATATGCATACACCGCCGTTGCCGTGGCGATATTCGCTCGGTACTGCCCTTGCGGAAGCCATAACACTGCTGTCATTCCCGCTGCGGTCAAAGACCCTCCGGCTACATCTACCCAAGTAGACCCATCCGGAAGCAAAACTTGTAGTTTTACTGTACCGCCGCCAAACGTAGCCGTCGCCGAAAACGTAGAAGGCCCGCCTTTATAAAGCTTGGCGCTTCCCGTAGCCGACGCATTTTCCACAAGATTAACTCTCTGTGCGTTAGCCATCTAAGACTCCTTATGCTGGCGGCCAATTGCCTTTTATAATATGATTTTTAATTTTATCAATCGCGTCGATTACTTCTTGTTTCTCTACCCCGCGCGTGCTCCCACGCCAATTGACTGCCGTAGTCGCTAACTCAACGGTCAATTCAACTTTATCAGAGGACACCGCTGCGCCAGCCGCTTCTGTGATAGAAAACTCACCTTCGCCGATAGAAATACCATAACGTCTAGTTGCCATCTATAACTCCTTAAAATTTTAAAGGCGGGATTTTCGCCCCGCCTAAAGTTTTTAGATTGCGTATATTACTTGCAAAGATAGCGTTCCGCCGCCGACTGTCGCTTGTGTAAGCGTCAATACAACGTCGTAATCAATCTTTGGGTCCGCTGAAAGACCAAGTGCTTCCCACAATGGTTTTTCAATGTCTTCCACCCCATAAACGCCTGACTCAAAAGTAACATCGGAATTTTTAAGCGCCGTTGTTAAAGCTTGAGCACTCGCGAAATGGTCCGCATCTACAACCGCGCTACCGTTTTTAGTAGTTTGGTAAATCCCAATATCTGCCGTGCCGGTTGTGCCGACACTATCGCAAGATAAAAGAACTTGCATGACGCGTGCGTTAGACGGAAGCGAACACATATAATACTTCGATCCGATATCGTCAGCCGCCCCCGCTTCTGCGATACCCGCAGAAACTTGCATTGCGCCCTTCGAAATTCTCGCGTTGTTCAATACGCGAGGCGAAGCATCTCTATTTGTAATCTGTGTAGAGTACACCGATACTGTAGCCATTAGTTACCCCCTTATTCCGCACACTTAATTTCAACAACTTTTTCTTCCTCAAGTCGAGTAGCCCCAACCGTCATGTAAACATACGACTGCCAAGGTAATCCCTTGATATCTTTTCGTTGTGAAATATCAGTAGTTATATCATTCCATAAACCTAGATGCATACCTGATTTAGCAAATACCGGCACGCGTCTGTAACTTGACCCGTCGGTGTCAAGACGTTCGCAATGAACGAATTGAATGCCTAAGAACGACTTAAGTTTACCGTCAACTAGTACGGGCTTGTCGTTAAAATCTAGGCTGATTACTTGCGCTTCCGCAAGTAGGTTGTCTTCTTGTTTTGCCGTAACTACGCAAGTAATTGGCTCCGTATCTAGATCAACTTCAGCCGCACGTAACAACCGACGCGCTTCGCGAAGTTTTGCTACCGTTAGACCTGTGTTGCCGCTCGCCCCGTGGTTAACAGCTACTTGTTGCCCCGATGGGAAAGTCGTACTAGTAGAACCTGTCTTACCAGTTTTTGACGTTCCAAAAAAAGCATCAATGATAACGTCATCCATTTTTCGGCCCGCTGCATGTACGGCGTTTTGCACGTAAATAGACTGTGGGTCTGTCAAAAGACGAAGTTTATCGAAATTATCAATCATCTGTGGAAGGTCGAAATCAAGTGGCAAAACCCATCTACGATCCGTGTCCGCATCTACGCGGCCCATCGCTTCGAAACGGCCTGTTACTTCTTGCATTTCTACTTTGTCAATCTGATCGACCGGAGATGCTTGCTCCCCGATGTACGAACCCGAGCTAACTAAACCACGAAGTTTCGAACCTTTTTGTTGTAACAAAAGTTCAATGTTCGTCGCGTATTGCTGGGCATAGTGATTTGGTAAATTTAAAGACATTTTGTGCCCCCTAAAAAGTGTTTATCTTAAAAACTGTACTCTTATCGAAGGGCTTGTCTGCGAAGCAGGGCCTAACTTCATGCCGAGGGAAAGCCCCTCGGTCAGGCTACCGACTTTATCCGGCGGTCAAAATCGGCCCACAATAGAATTGCGGGTTATCGACTATATGGCTAAAGCATAACCTTAGCCACGCAATAGTCAATCGGAAGCTGCGGCCATTTCATGTAGTCTAGACATTTCGGAACGCGCTTTAACGTCGCCTTTTATGTATCTGCTTGTAAATTCTGGATCAGACTTTAGTGCCTGAATTCTGGATTTAGCTTGCGAAGGCGTTAGTATAACCCCGTCCCCGAAACCTTGCCCGCTTTGACCGCTAACAAAACCATGCTCGCCTATACGCGAACCGATATTGTGCATGAACTTCATTACCCCATCGAAACCCATAGCGCCTTCTAATGCTTTGAGCGCGCTATCTGGTAATCCGAAAGACCTGTACGCGGCTTGCGCTCTTGCAATGTTTTGCTGATACGCGGCGCCCCATTCTTTTTGCAAAGCCTTGGTTTGCTCTTGTACTTCTATCGCGTATTTTTCTTGCTCATGGACCGTCTGTACTGAATCAAATTCTTTTAGCTGTTCTATTAAACTCTGCGCTTGAGTTGTCGAAAGATTAAGTTGATGAAATGTATTTTTCGCCCAGTCCGCAAAAGTTTTGTCCGCGCCTTCATTTACAATAAATCCATATCCTTCCGGCGTAGGCGGTTTTCCTAACTTAGAATAAACGTCATTCCACTCCGGCGCATCCGCACTATCCGGCAATTTTAAAAGTCTTTCCTGCGGAACCCCTCTTAATTTTTCTAAATTAACGTAACTCTCTAAAAGCATTTTAGGATCTTGAAAGCCTTTGTTAGTTACGTAGTCTTTAAGCCCCGGATCAAAGCTATCTGTCCAGTGCGCCGCCACTGGTTTACTCTCTTGCGCGCCTTTAACCCCGGCGCCGGAAGCTCCCTCTACTACGGCACCCGCCGCGCCCGCTTGCCCTGATACTTCGGCATTTCCTCCGCTAGCGCCCGCTGATACCGCCCCCGCTGCTTCACTCATAAGTGTCCTTTCTGCTTAACTCCCATAACTCGTCTGGAGTTAAATTTAAATGTTTTTGTATACGTAGCCAAACTTCTCTGCGCCCTTCAAGCACTGCATGTAATCTTGCATCTTGCTTAAAAGTAGTTTCATTCGCCCTGCAAAATTTAGCTAAATCTTTAAGTACAATCTGTGTGTCCGCGTCTATGCCCCCGAATAAAGTGGCGTAAGCTTTTTTCCTAGAAAATAAAATGTTTTTTGCTTTTGCTAAAATATCGTCCATTTATAAAAGGAAGCTTATTTCTTTTGCGCCTTTTGTAAAGCTGCAACGCTAGGCGCAGCTTGAATCAGTTGTTGCTCTTGCGCCTGCTCTTCTCTGCCCTGCCGTATTGCTTGTATTTGTTCTAAACTATTTCGCCAACGGACAGGCACCGCATTAATATCAGATATGTCCGGAATTATAGTGTCCCAATTAAAATGATCTAATGGCGCCATATTTCCCGTAACATTAACTACATTAAGCGCAGTCTCTACCGTTCGCATCAATCCGGAAGCTTCTTCCGCTCTTTGCGCTCTAGATAACGGTGAGTCATATTCTACTTTAAATTGCGCGCCAGCTTCTTTTAATATTTCTGGCATCGGCGGCAAAAGACCTTGCTGAGATAAAACATCTATCTCCCGCTCAATTTGAGGGCCTAGTCTTTCCGATTGCTGCCTGCCAAAAGTAGGCGCCAACAATATTCCCTTTTCCCGTGTCCGCTCCATTACTTCAGTCGCCGTCATTTGCGGAGTTTCAAGTAATATCTGAAATAGTGTGACTAAGAAATTATCCTTAATGACATTTCTTTCTTCGTCCATCATATCTTTGCCCGCAGCTATGTTGCCCACAGGTAACGCGTGCACTAAAGGACGCCCGTCTTTACTCACCCCGCCCGCATTAGCCGCTCCCGGTTTTAAAGAAAAAGTATCCAATATGCCGTCATCATGAACCAAAAGAACTGGATCTACGGCCCTATGCCCTTGCTTTAAATAAGTTTTCTTTTGTTCGTTTAAAGTCTTAATCGCAGGCAAAACATCCATTGCCGGACTTCGCCCGTAAACTTCGTTAGGACTCTGCTCATACCTTGACGGCGTGTAAGGAAAAGTGTTGTACCCACCTTCTTCGATGTGCATTTTCCCTTGAAGCGAAATGTAATGCGACTCATATGCCATGCCTTTAAAATCTGCTCTGCTCGGGTCTATATCTAATCGAGGCCCCACGTAATGAATAAACTTGTATTCGCGCCCCGGAAAAGTCGCCGCCGCTTCTCTTATCATCACGGGACATTTTTCTTTAAATTTTTGAGTAGCTTGCTTCGCAGTTAAAGTAAAACACCTTAAAACTTCGTCAATTATCCCTTGATGATTTTCTATAAAAAACATCTCGCCTAAATGACAAGTCTTGTATCTAAGCCCGGGCTCAGACCCCGCCGCATCTACGTACATAGCTGCCGATCCAAACGCCCCTAATGATTTATTAAACATCATGTTTTGCGAAGCGAAATTTGCGATAGTTGAATATCTATATTTAAACAAAAGCCGCGTTACGTCTTCATAATAAACTCTGACCGCGCGGTCTCTATTTAACTCATCTACGCTTGACATAACTCGGTGCCATGTCTGATTTCTTGGCGTTAAATACGAATCTAAAATAGCTGCAAATCGATTTAGCGCCGTAGCCGCCGTAGAATCAAAAACTTCCTGATTTCTCTTAGACCCCGGAGTCGTTTCCCTATTTGTGAAATCAGCCGTGGCCGGATAAATTCTGTCCTTAATTTCCTGCCAATGCGACTCCCAAGTTCCGCGCATACCGGACTCTTGCTCGTAAAGCCTGCAAATTTCAAAAGCTTTTTCTTCTAAAGGACTATTCATTTTTAATTAAAATCCCATCAAGGCTTTTTTAGAAATAGAATCCTCATCGCCGTCCAGTCCCATCGCACTCGTTAGAAGCGTTTTGGATTTACTCCCTACTGCCATGCGCTCCGCTTCGATTCTTTGATTCTCGGCAAAAGCTTGTTTTTTAGACTGTTCAATGCTTGCGGCTTTCTCGGACGCCATACGTCTTTCTTCGCCTTGCTGGATACCTTCTTGGATTCGTTTATCTCGGCCAGAGGCTTTGTCTATTAGGCCGCCGCTAAAGTCGTTAACTGCCTTTGACGCTTTGTCCCCAAATTCAACTATCCCTTTTTGGCCAGTCGCCCGCGCTATTTCGCGTACGGGTTTAAGGGTAAAGTCCCCTACCCCCTGTACAAGTTCTTTGTACGGGTTCCCCCCTTTAGAAAAAGCCTTTCTCACTCGACTAAAAAGACCCACGCTAACCCTCCCCGGAAAGAAAATGTAAAAAACAAAAACCTAATCGGATACTCTTAAACTTTAAATTAGATAAAACAAATATCAACCAAAAATGTCGTAATTGGTGCCTTTAACACTTTGCCCGTGCCTATTTTCTTTATTACGGCTTACCCTAATGTCGCGTCTAGCTACTTTTACCGCAAAAGTTACCGCAAGTGCGTCCGCGCAGTCCGGACTCGCAACCCCGCGTTTTTTCATTTTCTCCTTTGCTTCAAGCTTAATTCTTTCAAATTTATCAAACCCATACTCCGGCCCCAAGATATCGTCTTTCAAATCTGAATCATTAGGAATACATCCGCCGGGTAGCCACTCCCGCATTTTAGCCCAAAGCTCAGTCCTTAAATCTGCCCACTCTTCGCCTTCGGCTTTCGACCCAAACCATATCTCATTTACCTTATACCCCAACTCCCGAAGTCTATCTATAACTCCCGTCCCGTTTCCCGCATCTACACAAATAGCGTCCGGTCTATACTCTTCAATGTACGCCATGCATTCGTTGGCCACGGCCATATTATCGAGACCTTTAAGTTTAATTGGTAAAATACTTCTCGCATCGCGCCCCCTTCTAAAATAAATAACAGTCGTGTCGTCCCCAAACCTAGCAACGTCCACCCCCATTATGAGGCCTGCAAAATTATCCTTTTCTGTCTCTCTGTCAACTGCGCCCTCCACAACTTCTCTTGAAATAAATTGCTTATCACCTTGGTTAGGAAACAGCCCTTTTACTTCAATGCGCGCCTCGTCCGAATCTTCCCCGTGTTTCTCTACGATTTGTCCAAGTAGTTTTTTATCTGTCCCTTCTACTTTTCTAGAATCTAAATTGCGCCTCTGCCAATATTCCCGCATCCGGTGAAAACATTCGTAAAATTCCCCCGTGTTACGACGTGGGTTTGAAAAACAAAACCAGTACCTATGAAGTACAGGCTCCGTAAAGAACCCCTCCGATACCGTCCAAATAGGTTTTGGAATACCCGACGCCTCGTCGAATATTAAAAGAACTCCGTTATGATTATGAACCCCGGCGAACGCATCCGGATTTTCTTCACTCCATAACTGCGCCTGTGCATAATAATATCCCGTATCAATCTTTAACTGATTCTTAAGCGCCGTCTCAAACCACGGGTTGGGCCTTAACGTTAAAGCCGTTCTCTCAAACCAATGGCTATTAATCATTAACGTATGCCACTTCCCCAACTCCGCCCACGTTCTACTCTGAAGCTGCGGCCCCGTATTCGCAGTCGTAATCGCGGTACTACCTAACACGCAGCTAAGCATCCATAAATTTAGCCACGCCGTTAGCGCCGACTTCCCCACTCCACGGCCCGATGCGGTAGCACTCTGATATATCTCCGGGTCCAGCCCTTTTTTAATTCTCTCTTTGTTTTTTATAATGTGGTCTTTGATTCTAGTTAACTCTTCTTTTTGCCACGCCCTCGGCCCGTCCTTAAACCTCTCAAGCGGCGCGCCCTCTTTCCCCCACGGGAAAACAAACATCACAAACGCTAGCGGATCTTCCGCAATCTTCGGCGACCATAACTCTGTCATTAATTTCTGATCATCCTGCGGAGAATACGGACTCGAAACAGACACTAAAAACTCCCGGAGCCTGGACGAATAATGCGCGAATCTTCCGCATCCGGGCAAACCTTCTTCGCCAAAGCATGGAGTGCATACGCAAGCATCTGCCCCATTGAACCGCACTTCTTTGTCGAAATATAATCCTCCACGTTACCCGCCGCATACGCCTTCACAAAACTACCAGACGGGAACTTTACATCTTCAAATTCTTTTCTTCTTACCGCCCCATACACAATAACTATCTCGTCACCTTTTTTCATTCTATCCCCCACGCTGGCTTAACTATCTTTTCTAAAACCAAAACAATCGAATAATTCCCCTTAGAATGTAATTCTCTCCCAAGGCTGTAATCAAACTTATAATCAAAATCCATTAAACACCGCACCCTATAGCTGTTCGGCTCTAGCGATTCTTCCACTTCCCGCATCAAACTCGCCGGCGTATAAAATCGCTTGTGATCTTTGTTGTACACACTCGGGATGCATTCTTTTTTCTCGTACAAAAATTTGTGCGGTAGTATTAAAACCAAGTGCCCTCGCGTTTTAAGAATTCGAAACCACTCCGATATACTTAACTTATAATCGTCTATGTGCTCCAGGCAATGCGAGGAAAAAACACACTCAAAACTTTCGTTCTTAAACGGCATGTGCGACGGGGCGAACCCCCTTGTATCCTTGTCATATCCAAGAAAATCTAGTATTGGCGTACTTCCTCTGCCGCCGTATCCAATATCAATTCCGTTTTTTAAAACGCTCTTGATGTTAAACGGAACTTCTGAATCTAAATAATTTAAGAATTTATGCGACTCATTCACTCGAAGATTCCTTTATCGCTAAATCAATCGTAGAAATCCAACTCTCTGAATTTAATTCTCTTATACACGCGGGCGTGTTTTCTTGGTACATACACGTCGTAAAACTATGCCCGCCTTTTTCACTAAAATGAAATCTCATCTTCTCTTGGCAAAACAGGCATTTTACTTTTTCTTTATCTCCGTAAAGCTCATAAGTAATTCCGTGCGGCCTAGGGATTCTTCTCTGTTTTGGCCCGGCGATTGTATACCCATACAAAATAGTGGCATCTGTCATTCCCGCTAAATGAAGTAGCCCATTGTCAATCCCCAGCACCATTTCCGCTTGCTGCATAATCTTAGCCGCCACTAATAAACTCGTCCGGTTTGTTAAGTCCAACCCCTTAGATAAATCCGCCCCCTCCGGCAAACTTATCTCCCGCTTCCCCATTTGCGTTTTACCTAAATAAACCGGAACCCGCCCAATACTTAAAAGATAATCCGAAACTTCGTTAATAACTTTTCCGGGCATTTTTCTTGTTAACGCTTCCGCATACGGAGTTATGACCACGTACCGACTCCCACTTAATTCTCCGGGCACCACTCCAACTTCGGCGTCTGATAAATCAAGCTGCAAATACTCTTTATCCTTTTCGTCGTCGGGGATAATTCCGTTAAATAGCAAAAAACCTAAATCGACTAAAGACATCATCGTCGCATTCGGATAAAGCATTTGCTCGCGCAGAGGTACGCAGTCTAATAATCTATCGGGTATCGTGTTCTTGTGTATTCTCCAGTGCGGATACTGTCTCATCACATTGGTCGCTATCTCTACTAAGTATTCCGGAATAATTAAATGCCCCCTGACCCACGGGTAATTCTCCGCCACATACCTAATCGCAGGAAGCCACGCTATTGCATCTCCTAAAGCGCAGGTAGTCCAGCCGGGGAGTGAAAATTTAAATACCACTTCTATCGGCTGGATCATAGACCCGTTACGGTAATTGGGATTTGTTACTAAAATCCGCCCACTTTTGTTTTCCACTAAATTACATTTCGTCGTGAATAGCTTCGAAGTCCTCGGCACCCGCACGCACTAGATCCGATACTTGTTTTCTCAATTTAATAATTTCATCCTTAAGACGAATGTTTTCTTCTTGCGCTTGCTTTAAAAGAAGATCAGTTCGTTTTAATCCGTCAAAACCCGGAACCCATACGTGTCTACACTTAGAACAATAACGCTTACTAGAGGCGTCTTCCGCCTTAGCGAAAATCTCGCTCGTACATTTCGGACACGCTTCTTTTTTTGCCACCCTAACCTCCGCTGCTAAAGGGGCGACCCTCGCAAAAAGGCCAGCCCCCGAGTAAAAACTTTAACTAAAACGTAATCGTTCTTTGCGATACGTGCAATATTTTCAGAAAAATAAAAAAATTTTTAACGGAAATATAAAATTGGACGCGCGTAGGTACCGTTGAAAACAGATTTCAAACGAATTTCCTCCCCCACCCCCGTCCACACCCCCCGGGTCTAAGGCTAAAGCCCAACACTTTGTCTAGGTCTAGAGGCATTTTTTTAACGGCATTCCTTAGTTATATCACGCATTTAGATGTTGTTTTTGAAATCTGTGTAACATAATGCAACTTATCGGATGAAAGTCTAGTAACCCATTGATACTACTCATCTTCGTTATCTTGCCACACTTTCTTGGGTGTTACATCTATAAGGCCAGCTAATGGCATTTCCGAATTCTCGTACTCTTTTGAAAGTCTGGGTGTTTCAATCCTAGACCGCGCTTCTTTAATGGCGCCACTCAAATCAATCGTTTGACTCACATGAATGTCCACTTTGTCGCCATAAGTAGTCGGTTTACGTTTCGACAATAACCACTTGTGATTATCAGACTTTAGCCGCGCTCTTTGAACATCAATGTAATCATCTGCCATTGTTATTAATGCATCCGCTAAATGCTCTAATCCCTCTTGCCGCGCAGAGTCGAAACTCTTTTGAAAGTTTGGGTTATCTTGTCTGTATCTCCAGAAGTGTATTTCGCTTGTAAGTATGCTATTTATAATGGTTTTTAGCGATTCACCTTTAGCTGCAAGCTCTATCGCCAAATCCAACTGCTCATTGGTGTATTCAATCGGCGGCGCTTTTGGCCGTCCTATCTTATTATTTTGATCGCTCATTAAAATATAAGGCCCCTATTTGTCTCAAAATGGTATGTCGAACTAAACCAAAATGTCTATAAGTTATTCAATTTGAGAAATACCCGATTTTTTGAGGTTTTTTAGATTTTATCTGTTTTTGATACATTTTGTGTATAAAAGTTCTACAGCCCTGAAGCCTACAGGCCTCAGTTGATCCGGCTAGTTAGCGCTGGCACGCCCAGTGCAATACCTGAATGTAACAAACGCTTAAAAAGGAGATAGTTATGAGCAAGATATTAAGTATTTCAATGGCAATAGTTATAGCTTTGGTAGTTCTAACGGGCATCAAAGCTGTTCACGACCTTAATGATGGCCGAATCAAAAGAGTAGTTATTCAAATGAGTGGCGTTGGTATCAAAAACGCACAAGCTAATAATCAGTAACTTAAGTAAACCCATGTAAGGGGTTAGTTAAACACGAAATAGGAGATAATTATGAGCACACGCAGTCAGATTAAGTTAAAAAATAGTAGCGATAATATTCACATTTATAAACATTGGGACGGCTATCCAGAGGACGTATTGCCTGTACTGGTGCCCTTCGTTCAAGATTTTATGGCATCACGCGGTTACGACGAATGCTATATGCTCGCCCAAATAGTGCGCGCGTTCGCCGTTGCTGACCATAAATATAACGAAGAGCAAGCCAAAAAAAAAAATCCAGAGCTATTCAGCGGTGACGATAAAAGTCCATACAGATTCCTTGGCTGGGGCTTGGATCTCGAACATCACGGCGACATTGAGTATCTATACGAGATCGACGAAAATGGCGCCATTTTTGTTAATGGTAAAAAGCTGACAACGGCGCAAATACGTAAATACACAAAACAGGGAGGTTGAACATGAATAACCTCATAAAACTACAACTTTTATACATATCGCTCGACCCTCAATACAATTGGTATTTGAGGGAAATAATCAAAAACATAATCCTTAAAGGGGGTTTAAAATGAAAAACTTAATACTATTAGCCTTATTGTTATCCGCCTGCGCATCTAAAAAAGACGCGGGTGCAACCGGCGGCCCATCTTGTCAAACTTTGGCGGGCCACTACATATCAAACCAAAATGCCGCCGATACTCTAGACATAGCTAGTAACTGTACATTCACAGACTCACTATGTGGCTACAACGCGGCCTACACAGTACCCGCAAGTGATTGGGCAACCACGATCACAGTATTTGGGACCAATGGGACACCGGCATGTCTAGCCAATACCGCGCACACCTGTGAATTAGAGTATGACAGTGTATCGGGCGGTCTAGCTATTGAATGCGACGGCGGGGCATATTTAATGCTTTTTTGGAAACAATAGCCCGCTAAAGCAGATAGGCCCCTCGCAATTTTGGCTAAGATTTCGGATTTTGCTACACTCTAAAATAAGAGTTTTACTGGAAAGGACGTATTTATGGCACAAAAAGAAAAAGATGAATTAAACGAAGCACTTTTTACGGCGGGCATACTTTTATTTGCGGCGTTTCTTGTCTTCGCCCTTAAACCAGGCGGCTTGGTTTGGTTTTTCTTCGGCGTCGATTCTAGCTCTACTGCCAAACCAACCGGCGTCTCTTGCTTTCGCCGCAAAACTTTTTATAACGTCTACCGTACTTTTAGACTCTTCTTGCTTACGTTTTTTAGGTTCGTCTGGTTTAGGCATAGAAAAGCACTCCTTTTATCTACGGTTGTATTTACTTTTTTATTCTTTCATCCCGATCGTATATTAGCAAACCTTTTCGATGAGCGAACCCTTTGTCCAGATGGGTACGCCTACCAGCTTGGAAATGGGCACTACATCCGTTGCGAGGATTTCGACGAATTTCATGAAGGTCTCTCTAGGGGCATTTTCCGTAAAGAATTGTATTTAAAATAGGCACAGAAAGGTAACTTTGAAAATGGAAACAAAAGTTTTAGAACTACAAGTTCGCCACACTTACGGTCTTGAACGAATATATCCAATAAACCCGCCTGCCGTACTTTTAGCCAAGCTTCTAAAAAAGAAGACCTTTGATCGGGAAGACCTAAAACTTCTAGCCGAGCTTGGCTACACCTTTTCTTGGGTTGCGGCTTCAATTTAGGGAAAACACCCGAGCAGTTAGCCAAAAACGCCTTTTCTAGCCACCGATAGAGGACCCGTTCTAATCCCGGTTAATTCCTATTATGTCTGGAAAATGCCTAAAAATCAAAATTTCGTAACTAATTGAATATTCTATCAATTCCGGATATTCCTATTATTACTATTATTTAATATAATTATATATATATATATATATATATATATATATATATAACATGTATTACTGATTTTATGCCAATAAGCAGACCCGCGTTTATATGGCTGAACTTGACCGAGATGATAGGAATGGCCGTTTTCCTTTGGCTCACATCCCTTTGCCCAACAATTTCGGATACTTGCGTTTTTCCAGTTTGTTTTTTATGTCAGGAAAAATTCCAGACATAATAGGAATGGCCCTATTTAGCCCCCCGGTATTCGTGCCGCGCCGTGCTGGGGCTTTTGCTTTTAAAGTCTCACAAACCTTAGTAGTTTTTTAGCCATGTACTTTACGACAAAGATAAAAAGAAGACTTGAGCAGAAGCGCAAACTTGAATTAAAGCTTGAGGCGTTAAAGCGCCAAGAGTCCGAGACCAAAAAAATAGCGGTAAAAGAGAAGCTTGTTCATGGTAGGCGTAGGCCTGAAATTACTGGCATAGGCAGGGCCCGGATTTCCAAGGTATTACACCGGGAATTAATGGCCACCCAGGCGGGGCGTATTATCAGTTTGTTTGGAACGGCGTATGCTTTATGTCGTGCGGTTAACCGGATTTTGCCTGAAGGCGAGAAGAAGTGGCATCCTTCTACTGTATATAGATGGGCATATCCGAAGGAAGTAAACCGTGGAACTGGCGGCGAGATACCGACTAGAAAGATTAAGACTGTACTTAGGGCGGCGAGGTATGAAGGAATTTTGATTACAATAGATGATCTTTACCCTAACCTTTTTGATTAGAACTGGCGGTAAAAAGCGTGGGCGCGTTTAAGGAAATGGAACTGGCGTTGGAAGACCATTTAAGCGTAAAATTAGCTGATTTTTTTAGAGACAAGGAAGGTCAATCGCTGGACCTCATACCTGACGAGGACGAAAAGCCGCACGCCGATATTTCGACGCACGGGATGATCCCTCCGAAAGACCCGAATAAGCGAAGAAATTTCTTATATTATGAGCATCCGTGCTGGTGTTCGCCGGATTTGATATATAGGGATGAGCATAAAAAGAACGATGCGTGGGTGCATAAGCGAGTACAGTAGCGTTTTATGTATTTCTGTACTTAAATTTAGCCAAAAAAGGAGTTGAATTGTCTTGTTTTTAGTTATCTGTTTAGTGTGGACAGCACTTGTAGTGGGGTTACTTTGGCCGATAAAAGCGGAAAACGAAATATCATTTTGGGTGTTGATCCCGGTATTCGCGGCGCTATCTGTGTATTTGATGTTTCTTCTGATAAAATAATCGATATCCACGACATTCCGACTTATAAAAAAGCGACTAATGCCCGTGCGCAGGGTTTTTTCGAGTATGTGGACGCACATTTATTGGTAACTTTGGTGGAAAAATACGCAAAATCGGTAGCCATGGCTGTATTAGAAGAGCCTGGCGCTATGCCGAAGCAGGGGTTATCTAGTACATTTAATTTTGGCCATACATGCGGGATTATTCACGGAGCACTTGCTGGGTGTTATCTGCCCGTGGTTCCGGTAAAGCCGCAGGTTTGGAAATTAGCGATGGGATTAAGTAGCGACAAAGAAGATACTAGACGCCGGGCGAGTCTGGAATTTCCTAATGAGAAGGTGTTTTGGCCGCTTAAGAAGCATCATGACCGCGCGGAAGCGGCGCTTTTAGCTTTATATGGGGTTAAATATCTCAGTAAATTGATAGAACAAGCTCAATAATTTTTTAGTTTTTCACGATAATATTACTGGAAATTGTTATACATTCCTTGTATAAAGCGATTGTCCAACTCATTCAAGTCCTATAAGGGGCTTCAAGGTTTAAGTTTGTTGAGCTTTGAAGCCCTTCCTTTTTAAGTCTTCTTAGTTTTATAAATTTAGTTAGTGCGGCGCTTTTCTTTTTATTTTTTGATGCTCTATCGAGTCTCTCGTCTATGTAGTGGTGAAAGCGGCATTCGGCGCAAGTTGTTTTAATTATGTGGTTAGTAAATTGTTTCTTTGTGTAAGTATAGACGCCGCAAAGTTCGCATGTGCTTTTCATGGCGGGATTAATATATTAAGAATTACATACGCGCAAGAAATAAGATGACGGGTTATGGCGGATATGCCTAAATATGAAAAACCTAAACCAAGTAAAAGGAGATAAGTATGCCATTACCAGCACTAGTACACGTAGAAGGAAAAGTTGGAGCTATTCGCGCAGTCGTAGGCGACCAAGCCGTGAGTGAGCTTGAAATTCAAATTACCGAAGGCGGCGTTGCTAAGACTTTCCGCGCACCCTTGGGCTCAGTGAGCATCTTAAAAACAGAAGGCCAACCGGATAAAGTTCTTTTCTCGTCAGACGACGGGATTGAGTAATCTGATTACTTAAGACCTAGGAATTTAGCGACCGTTAGGAGCTTTTGAACAAAGGCTCCGAAGGTCCCCGCCGTCGTGTGGCTCGTAAGGTTCGCGTCCCAGACGCTTGAGCCTCCCCCAAGAAGAGAGCCAGTTCTGTTATTCGTGGTCGAATTAGCCTTGTATGCAAGTCCCGATAAAACTTCGACTGCGGCAAGATCCGTCCAACGGTCTGATCCGTCATACGTTCCCGTCTTAGTTGAATTATCAAAACTAACTCCCGTTTTTGTATTCGCCTCACTCGGGAGATCGAGTGTTCCGGTCAACTCACTGTTTGAATAAATAACTCCCGAGCGTACGTCAGTTACGGCTGGACAGTTTTCATTTCGCTGAATTGCGCCGATATCCCGGTAATTTGTAGTGAGTGCGCCGGGGAAGAGTCCAGGGGCGGCAGTCGCTTTAAGTGCCGAGCCCACGGAGAAATTTCGCCCAATTGTAATCTGATAAACGTGATCCGCGACGCCACTGTTTCCAGGGGGCGAGTCAAATGTTAACGTGGTCGCAGTGAGTCCAGTGATTGTGTAATTACCAAATGTTGGTCCCGCAGTTCCGCTCACGATATAACATACGTCGCCGACTACGACACCGGCTGTGATGAATGAGGCAGAAAGACTAGTTAAAACACTACCTGATATCGTGGCGTCTGATCCTGTCACTTGCGTTACACTTGTGAAGCTCGGATTAAGTGCAACGTCTGTCGCCCCTTTAACCCAGACTGAAACGTCAGTGTCGTTATTATGAAAAGTGTTCGTGTCACTGAAATTTGTTCGGGCAGTCGCGTGGACAATACCTGTGGTAAAGCCACTTATAATATTATTAAAGACCCGATGCAAAGTACAGCCTGCGGCCATGTTAATTCCTACACTTGTCGTATTCGCCGCGCCGTAGAGGGTATTTCCTGCAATAATACAATGCTCAGTGTGAGACGCAGACGAGTTAATCGCATACGTCGTGCATCCTTCGATAATATTATCCGTAATCGTGCAAGGATTTCCTGTCGAGGAATTTCGAATGCCTTCGACACTCCCCCGGATATAACTCTGCGTTACCATGGCGCCCGAGCCGTTGACTAAGATTCCATAACCCTTCGAGCAGATGGCCTCACATTGGTAGGCTATACTATTATGACTCGCAAGGGAGAGGGCATTACGTCCTGCCGTCGTGCTCGGGTTCGAAAACTTACAGTACCCGATAACGCTTCCGATATTAACGGAGCAGGCACTATTACCCTCGCCCGTAACATCCATACAGTACATGTCCCAGTAGTTCCACAGTGCGACCGTAGTTCCGGCACCGTAGACAAACTTAGGCCGAGTACTTCCCTTCGGACGGTCCCCTCGCGTAGTCTGATATCCTTCGATTATGTGGTGACTGACTGCGGTCCCTGCGTCAGCGAGAAGTAACACGGCACCTAAGTTATAGGTTCCAGACTTAACCCAGAATTTAATCCCCGGATTCGTTGAAAGTGCATTATTAAATACGGCAAGATCCGTACTGTGGCCAAGCGAAATCGCGCCGCCAATATTCATCACGCCATTTGATCCGACACCCGTACAAATTGAAGTGCCCGCCTGGTTCGTCGAGCAGGTAATTGAAACGCCTGCGACAACGGAAGTAATTTCAAACCATGAATTGTTGGTAAAGTTCGTGCCCGAGACGGTTCGAATTCCATTTCCGACCATGTCCGCTGCGGCACTTGCTGTGAGTATTGTATTCCCGGCACCGGCGCTCGTAACCCCGGTAAGAGCATACTGAGCCGCGTTTTGCTGTGAGTAATCCGTACCCGAGGCACCCGTTACGAAGAAACCTCCGTTAACATTTCCTGAGGTCGCACTCGCTCTTATCTCAAACACGGAATTAGCTGAAATAGGCACTTAATTTCTCCTTAAGAGTAAGAAAGGGAGGCGCGATTATCCCATATATTGTCAAACGAATCATTTGCATCTGCCCACGTAATAGAAGTTACTGTGCCGGAAACTGTTATTTTTTTAATCTGCCAACTAGCGGCACTCGTAGCGGTTCCCATTACGGCTTGTCCGATGTAAGTTACCGAGCTTGAAGGCTCGTCGATAGAAATAGCTAACCCGGCGCTGCCTAAATTAACGGTATGTAGCCCGCGTTTAGTCCCGGCGGACTGCGCGGTAATATCGCCGTATAAGTTTGTGGCGTCGTTAGGGTCATTTACTAACCCGGTAGTTTTGCTTGGCGCTAATATTTTACCTGACATGATTTTTAGGATATGCGATAGCAAAGGTATGCACAAGCTTTTCCCCTACCAAGAACAAGGGATTAAATACCTATCTGGCAGAAAACACGCGCTTTTAGCGGATGAAATGGGCCTCGGTAAAACAGTCCAGGCCATCCGTGGCCTTGATGCTATCCTAGCAAAGACTGCCATTGTTATTTGTCCAAGTGTGGCGAGAATAAATTGGCTCCGCGAGTTTGAAATGTGGGGCCAAATATCAAGGAATATAGTTATAATGGAGCAGCTTTCCGACATGCCGCCGCAAGATAGCGTAATCATATGTTCTTTTGATTATGCCACGAGAAATTTTGAAAAACTAAAAAAGATAGGGGCCGAAGCGTTAATTTTAGATGAAGCGCAATATGTAAAAACGGTTGGCGCCAAAAGAACAACAGCCATAATGGGAAAAAACGGGGTGTTGCATTCGGTTAAAAGAGCGTGGTTTCTGTCAGGTACCCCCGCGCCCAATCACCCCGGCGAATTGTGGGTTTTGCTATTTACTTTTGGCGTGACAAAAATGGCACACGATGCTTTTATAGAAAAGTATTGTACTTATCGTAAAACCACTTACGGGGTACAAATTACCGGCGCAAACCGAGCAAAAATCCCCGAGTTAAAACTTTTATTAAAAGATGTAATGCTTAGACGTTTAAAAAAGGACGTTATGAAAGAGCTTCCTCATATATCGTATACATACGAGCACGTACTTCCGGGTAGAGTAGCAATAGAAGATCAGGCTAGTTTCATGGATTATTTTGTGCCCACAGACAGACGCGCGGAGCTAAAAGAAAAATTACAAAAAGAAGCTGAACTTTTGCGGATGGTATTCGATGCGTCGGGGGATAACGCCGACGCTAAGTTCAAAACATTAGAAGGTGTTCAGCAAAGCGTGTCAACTCTCAGAAGATTTATAGGATTACAAAAAGTAGAGCCGGTAGTTGAATTAGTGAGAAGTGCTTTTCAAAACCATTCCTATAAAAAGGTAGTTTTGTTTGCAGTACATCGCGATGTAATTGAAGGTCTAAGAGTAGGTCTACAAGAGTTTCACCCAGTAGTTATTTATGGCGGTACGGACCCGAAAAAAAGGCAAAGAAATATAGATAGATTTCAAAAGTACGATAAGTACAAAATATTTATTGGTAACATTCAGGCCGCAGGTACAGCTATCACATTGACGGCAGCGCACCACGTTTTATTTGTAGAACAAGATTGGGTTCCGGGGAATAACGCGCAAGCTGTTATGCGAGTACACCGAATTGGGCAGGAAAATAACGTGTCGGTGCGGTTCGTCACAATAGATAAAACCCTAGATACTAGAATAGCTTATCTACTTCGTAAGAAAACAGAAGAGCTAACCGAAATTTTTGACTAGACATTATTTTATTTTTTAATCTATATTCTTTTTACAAATTAATTCACTTTTTTTCAGGGGGAAAAATGGTAACAGTCACATTCGCTTGCGAATCTATTCCGCAATTGTGTAGTGAAATAGGAAAATTTTTAAAAGAGTTTGATCAAACAGTTACGGAGGATCAGCTTAGTTTTACAGAAGAGCAAATAGCTCACGCAGTGGACGCGGTAAAAAGTAAAAAGCCGGAAAAGAAAAAAGAAGAAAAGCAAGACGAACCTGCAAATAAAATACCTACGAAAGTTGTAGGAGTGGTGAATAAAGAGCAAGTGTATGCCGCACTTCAGGGCGTAAATTCAACGCTAGGATTGCCTACGGCCAGAAATATCTTAAAAGAATTTGGCGCGGAAAAAATGTCGGACTTGAAAGAAGAATTCTACGCAGCGTTTGTTGAAAAATGTGCAGAAGTAACTCCGGTGTAATGTGGCGACTCATTCTAAGATAGGCGCGTCTTCGTATTACCGTTGGTCTGAAACTTACGGGGGTTGCCCGGGTTCGGTGTCTCGGAGTGAAGGGCTAAGCTCACCGGAAAGTGAATACGCCAAAGAAGGAAGTCTGGCGCATGAAATTGCTGCGGGTTTTTTAGAAAATAAATTTTTTACTCTTGGCGAACGGCTGACTATTCCGCAAGGAGTTAGTCAAGAAATGCTAGAAGCGGTAAGAGTGTACGTAGATTTTGTGGCAAAAGAAGCTTCTAATTTATGTAGCGAATTAGATAAAGGACATGTTTTAATCGAACATAAATTTGATCTAGAATCAGTGCACCCCGGATTGTTCGGAACGGCGGACGCGGTTTTGTACGGGCCGCGCGAGAAAAAACTTGTCGTAATCGACTATAAGCACGGCGCAGGTATATCGGTCGAAGTGGAAAATAATTTACAACTTAAATATTATGGCCTTGGCGCGCTATTATCTACGGCATTTCCTTGTGAAACAGTTGAATTAATAATAGTTCAGCCGCGTTGTGGGGATACTCCTATTAAAAGATGGGCGTTTCCAAGTGTCGAGCTTTTAGATTTCGCGGCGGATTTAGCTCATGACGCCAAGAGAACTGAAGATAAAAACGCGCCATTAAATCCGGGGAAGCATTGTAGATTTTGTCCCGCCGCTGCCACTAATTGTGAAGCGCTAAGACAAGAAGCGCAGGCGATGGCTAAATTAGAGTTTAGAAAAGAAATCTCATACGACGAAGATCAACTGACTCGCGCATTAAAATTTTTACCGGCGTTTGAAGCCTGGATAAAAAGAGTCAGAGAGTTTTCGTATAACGAAGCCATCCAAGGTAGAACCCCGAAAGGGTGGAAATTAGTTGAGAAAAGAGCTACGCGAAAGTGGGCGGCGTCTGAAGAAGAAATAGTGAAATATATGCGAGACGCTACTAAAAAAGACATTAATGATTTCTACGAAAAAAGTTTGAAAAGCCCGGCTCAAATGGAAAAGCTAGCTTCCAAACAAATAAATGCTGGTCTTAGAAACATGATGGTAACCGTGTCGTCAGGATACAATTTAGTGGAAGAGTCCGACGTTAGACCTGCGGTTAAATTTGATCCGAAAAATGATTTTGCAAAAATAGAAGGAGATACAAATGATTAAACGAAGAAGAGCGTCAGAGAAAGAAGTAGTAATTAAGCGAGAAACTTCGCCGAATAAAGGAACAGTAGCAAAAATTACTACTGAAAATACAAAAGCGGCGCAGTCGGAACCAATTAATAAAAGCACACAAGCCAAAGCTAGATTCACTAGACCAGGCACAAACAACCAAAAGCGCGTTGAACACAACTAAAAAGTAAAACCGCTAAAACGAAAGGAAAACGCAAATGGCAAAAGTAAACACGCCAGCATTCAGAGTAGGATATCCAAATGTTTTTAAACCTAAAAAAAATGAGTTAAACGGGCAGAACGAGTTTTCTGTCGTAGCTCTTTTTAAAAAAGGCGAAAACTTAGACAAGCTAAAGGCAGTTGCGCAAGAAGCTATTGTGGCGAAATGGGGCAAAGACAAAAACCAATGGCCTACTAATTTACGTTCTCCGTTTCGCGACCAAGCGGACCGGGCTAAAACGATAGAAGGCAAAAGGGTTTTGCCGCAAGGATACGAAGACGGAGCTATCTATTTAAATCTTAAATCGCGCCAAGCCCCCGGCGTAGTTAATGGAAATCTTGATGCTATTATAGAAGAGTCTGAATTCTACGCTGGATGTTTTGCAATTGCATCAGTGAATGCCTACGCTTACGACAACAAAGGAAACCGAGGCGTTTCTTTTGGGCTAATTAACTTACAAAAAGTTAAGGAAGGTGACCCCCTCGGAAATCGAACACGTCCGACGGATGATTTTGTGGCAGTAGCTACAGAAGAAAGCACACAAGCGGCGACTGATTTATTTAACTAAACTTTTGGCCGAGTAGTATAGAACAATATCTATTTTCGCATTTTAGATATCCCGTCCCCTGACTGGCTTTACTATTCGGCCTTTTTATTTTCTGAGTGGCAAAAATGAAGGATAGAGTTTTTATAGATTTTGAAACTAGGTCGCGAGTGGACCTACCGCTACGCGGATCGGACGTGTACGCGGAGGATGAATCTACAGAAATTTTATGTCTTTGTTTTTCTTTTAACGACGAGGAAGAAGTCTTTTTGTGGAGGCCGGGGGAGCCCTTGCCCGGTAGACTTATGCGCCACGTAAAAGAAGGCCTAGAAGTAATAGGTCATAATATACTGGGGTTTGAATTTTTAATATGGAATAATATTTTAGTAAATTTTGGCGCGCCAAAATTAAAACTCGAACAATGCACGGATACCATGGCGCTAGGGTATGCTATGGCACTTCCTGGATCTTTAGAAGCAGCGAGTGCGGCGGTAGGAATAAAAGAAGGTAAAGACTTAAAAGGTCATCGGGTTATGCTTCAATTAAGCAAGCCTAGAACTAACGGAAAATTTTACGAATACGAAGACGCTCCCGACAAGTTTAAAACGCTTTATGTGTATTGCGCGCAAGATGTTAGGGTAGAGCGTGAACTTTTTAAAAGAGTCTTGCCTCTGTCTAAAGAAGAGAAGGAAATCCTAGAACTTGATTTTAAAATAAACAGACGTGGTGTGGAAGTAGATATTTTTTCAGCTTTATGCGCGATTGAATTAGCGGAATTAGAAAAGAAAAGATTAGACGAAAAAATAAATAAACTAACTAACGGCGCGGTATGTATGTGTTCCGCCGTGGCGCAAATAACGGATTGGGTTAAATCAAAAGGGGTAGAGGTTCCCAGCCTGGCAAAAGCCGACGTAGTGGAGTTATTAGAGAATGAGTCTTTACCTTCTGACGTAAAAAACATTTTACTTTTAAGACAAGAAGCGGCCAAAACATCTACCGCTAAAATAAAAGCTTTTATCCTGGGCTCCGGGAGCGACGGACGCATCCGGGGCCTTTTTCAATTTTGCGGGGCGAGCACGGGGCGCTGGGCTGGGCGAAGAGCGCAGTTACAAAATCTTCCACGGGCAGAGATTTCGCAAGAAGAAATAGCACAAATATTTCTAGACATTGACGAGAACTTGGGCGACGCGAAACTAATAGGAGCTGCGATTAGGCAAAAACATTCAAGGATACTTAGCGCTTTAAGTAGCACTGTGCGCGGGTATCTACGCGCGGGAACGAGAAAAGATTTTGTAGCGTGCGATTTTTCTTCTATCGAAGCGCGAGTTTTAGCGTGGTTAGCTGGCGAGAAAAAAGTTTTAGAAATATTTAAAACGCACGGGAAAATATACGAAAGTGCTGCAAGCGACATATATAAAACTTCTTTAGACGAAGTTACAAAAGAGCAAAGACAAACCGGAAAGGTCGCGGTTTTAGCGTTGGGTTTCGGGGGCGGGGTTAAAGCTTTTCAGAAAATGGCGAAAGTTTATAACGTCGAAATTCCGGATGACCAAGCGGAAAGCGTTAAGCTTGCGTGGCGTGAAGCGAATCCTAATATTGTAAGTTTTTGGTACGCATTAGAAGACGCAGCCATACAAGCGGTTATAAACCCAGGCAAGAAGACTTACGCGGGGAGCATATCTTATTTGTGCAAGGGTTCTTTTCTAATGTGTCAGCTTCCAAGTAAGCGCGTTATTTTCTATCCGTACCCGAAAGTTGAGCAAGTTAATACGCCGTGGGGAGCTATTAAAAGTGCGGTGACTTACATGGGTATGGATACATACACCCATAAGTGGGAAAGGCAGACGGGGTATGGCGGACTTTTTGCGGAGAATGTAACGCAAGCGGTAGCTCGCTGTTTACTAGCGGACGCAATGCTGCGTCTAGAAAAAAATAATTATCCTGTCGTGATGCATATACACGATGAAATTGTTTGTGAAGTTCCTAAGAACTTTGGTTCAATAAATGAAATGGAAAACTTAATGAGTGAGTTACCAGTTTGGGCGCAAGGTCTTCCGATAAAAGCGGAAGGCTGGAGAGGGGAAAGGTTTAGAAAATGAGTTTTTTAAATAAAGCTTTAGAGTTAGCGACAAAAGGTTTTTATGTGTTTCCAGTACAGCCGGGGGGTAAACTTCCGGCCATAGATGATTTCCCGAACCGCGCAACCCGCGACCCCGATCAAATAAAAAAGTTTTGGATAGATCCGGTTATGGGGTTCGAACAACCCTACAACATTGGTATATCTACAACTAAATTTAACGGAAGCCAGGCCCTCGTGGTAGTGGACGTTGATAACAAAGGAAAGAAAAAAGGCAGCGCGGAGTTAGAGAAATTAATCGCGAAGGGATATATTTTAAAATCTACGCGTACACAAAAGACTCCGAGCGGAGGGCGGCATTTAATTTATAGAAGTAAAGCCCCGGTAAAACAAGGCGCCGACGTTCTTGGCGTAGGGTTAGATATCAGAAGTAAAGGGGGCTACATACTAGCGGAAGGAAGTGTCATAGACGGAAAATACTATGAAACTGAAGCCGATAGCCCAACGGAAGAGTGCCCGGAGTGGGTATTGGCTGAGTGCGGGAAAGCTTTTACAAAAGAGCTAGCTACCGAATACAAAATAGCTAGAGAAATTAATGGGGACTTAGCTAAAAAACGAGCGGAATATTATCTAAGAACGGAAGCTCCGCTATCCATAGAAGGCGAGTCCGGGGACCAAACGGCGTACAAAGTGGCGGCTACGATAAAAGATTATGGAGTGACTGCGACGCAAGCGGTAGAGCTTATGCTTGATTTGTGGAATGACAGGTGTGAACCGCCTTGGCCTGCGGATGAAATAGAGAAGAAAGTAAGAAATGCTTTTTCCTACGGAGTGAATCAAAAAGGAAGTGCGTCCCCTGAAAAATCTTTTTCTCCGGTAGAAAATAAAATAGAGGGCGGGGAAGAGAAATCTTTTCTAGAAAAAATGAATGACAAATATGCTCTTGTTTTTAGCGAGGGAGGCTACTCTGTTTTGTTCGAGACAATAGACGAGAAGGGATGCGCGAAAAGAGATTTTTTGCAAGAGTCCACTTTTAAAAGAAAATTTTCTCCCTATCTGGTGCAGCAAGGAAAAGGTCAAGCGAAGTCGCAAGCGGAATTGTGGCTCGATTGGTCCGGGCGTAGAGAGTACAACGGACTGTGTTTTAGACCCGAACAAAAAGCGAAAAATGGATATTATAATTTATGGCGAGGGTTTAATTTCAAATCGAAGGCGTACGCGGAAGCAAGTGCGGAGGCAAAACGCGGGTTCGACATGTATGTTTCGCACATAAAAGAAAATGTGTGCGGGAGTAATGATTCTTTGTACACGTGGCTTATGGGATATTTCGCGCATATGATTCAAAAGCCCTATGAAAGGCCGCTTACTACTTTAGTTTTCCGAGGCCGAAAGGGAGTAGGAAAAAACGTAGTAATGGATCGACTGGGAAAACTTTTAGGGTCAGGCCACTATTTAGTGGCTCATGACGGTAGATACTTAACTTCTAATTTCAACGGGCATCTTGACTCGTGCCTGTGCTTAGTTTTAGACGAAGCTTTTTGGTCAGGTGATAAACATGCGGAAGGGAAATTAAAGGGGATAACAACTTCCGAAACAATAATGATAGAAAGAAAAGGGCGCGAGCCGTACGTCGTAGACAATTTAGTTAGATTAGTCGTTATAGGGAACGAAGACTGGCTTGTACCTGCAAGTTCGGATGAAAGAAGATACTCAGTGTTTGACGTAGGCTCCGGGAAAAAACAGGACCGCGTGTTTTTTAATACGATGAAAACTTTAATGGATCAAAAAGGTGGAGCCGAAGTTTTGATGCATTACTTAAAGAATTTTGATTTAGAAAAAGTAGACGTAAACGACGCGCCAAACACGATAGGTTTAATAGAACAAAAACTAGAATCAATGGGATTGATAGAACAATTTTGGCTTCAATGCTTGCAAGAAGGGCGCATTGTTAACACAGCACTTCCTACGTGGCCTGATAAGCTTGGAAAAAGCGAACTTCGCGATGCATTCTCATTGTATTGCAGACAAAGAAATATTAAATCGTGGGTGCCTTCCGATAGAGTTTTTGGCCGAGAAATAAAAAAGATGAATCCGTCTATAGTTAGTAATAAGAAAGTAAAAATGGACGACGCGTGGCACTGGGCTTACGAGTTTAAGAGTTTAGAGTTTATGCGAGATGAGTGGTGTAAAAGTTTTGGTATAGACTATGACTGGGGTTAATCAATCCTCTCTTATCGTCTGCTCAACGTCACTGATAATTTTAGTAATTTCTTTTTTAATAGGTGAGCTTCCTAGACGGATGTAGCATTTTCCTAGCGCATCGCACATAGGAGATATTAACTTAACAAGTGCTGTGATTTTATCAGTCTTGCCGTCTTTGATTAGCTGCTCTATCTCTGTTTCGAGATAGCTTTTCGCGCCGCTTCTGTAGCTCATATGTCTCCGTGTTCCGATTTGATTTTGGCGAGCTCATCTAAAACATACCCGCGCCAGACAAAACCTTTCGCATCTAATTCAAGAGCATAATCCAAAGCCTCAACCGCCTCTTTCAACGACTCGCGGAGGGAGGTGATTTCCTTCGCTAATTTATCTCTTTCATTACCATAAAGTTCTACTGTTTTGGCCATGTCCACAATTCCACAACTATGTTCTCCGATGTGCCATTTCAACTCGTACGTAGCAGCGTAAGTAGCAGCGCGAGTAGCAGCGTCAACACTAAGTTTCCCAGGATTTGATCTTAACCACCAAATAGCCGATGCAAACCCAGCGGCGAAACGCATAATAAAAGGTGAGGACACAAATACAATTCTTTCATCAGGCGGAGGAATGAGATTTGCGGATTCATAGAGGCCCCTGATGGCCCTTCTCATCACCGCTCGGTCATTGTCGTCCATAGCTTTCGTGCCCATGCCGTTAGCAATCCACTTATCAGCCCATGACTTAAGCTGCGCCCTGTGTTCTTCTGTTAGTTTATATTTTTTCATAATATCCCAATCAACCCGAATAAAAATATCCATACCCATACGCAGAAAGCCATAGTCACGAGCCATACAATAACAATCATAACACGATCTAAAATGGGTTCTTTTGCAATACGCATAGACAAATAGATACTACAAAGGGCTGGCGAATAAAACAAAATATTATATACGCCTAATGCACGTAATTACATCGGCCACAAGTATGCGATTAGTTTAGATTTAGGAAACTTTGTAATAGTTATAGCGTTGGATTGATTTCCGCCTATCACCGTAATTATTTTATCATCTTCAGCTAAAGCTACTGCAACGTGGCCAGAAATACTGTTAGGGTCCCCACGTTCAAACACGCAGATAGCTCCCAACTTAAATTCTTTTAACCGCAGGCCAAAGCCAAGCCAGCTTCTAGCGGCGGCGCTCTTGGGGCTCCCAATTCCTAACTCTTCAAAGCAGCAACACATAGCCGCGCTACACCACGGAATTTCATCTGCGGTAACTTTTAGTTTAGTGTAGCTATGATAGTGTAAGATACGGTCATTGTGCCCGGTGCCTGGAATTTCTTTTACATTTTTTGAATATTCAACTATCCACCACGCAAGCCAAGGGGGGAAATTCAGCATAAAATCTTTTATCATTTATACCCTCCACAACTATTTAAAATAAGTTTTAGCCTCGCAACATCGTCTTGCTTAAGGCAGGCCCATGGCTCTTCTAACGGGGAGGCCTCATAAAAAAACCAGTCCCCGTCAAAGCTCGTCGTCGGAGTTGACGAACACGCGTTTAAGTTTATCAGCGTCCCTATTACGAAAAGCTTCTTTAACTTTTTTAGTGTCGTCCGCATTTTTCTCCTTAAGCTCTTTGTCGTCTTTATATTTTCGCGCGTCGTTTACTAGCCGGATTAAATCTGGCAAAACTAAAATAACCGCGTAGATAAATTTAAAGACTGTAATCATTTTTTAGCTGGCAGCTTAATGCTTGATAAGTAATCTATCCCCCAAGAGAGACGCTTATAAAAATTACTCGACATAAATTTGTTAAGTTTCTGGTCGTCTTCTTGTGACGGCGTAGCTTTTACATAAGCTTCCGCTAGTGAAAAGATAGGTTTAAAAACTGCGCGAAGTATACCTACCACTAGAAATATGCTCGCCGTGACCGGGTACTTGCTTACAAGTTCTATTATAATTTGTTCCATTTTTATTTCTCCCTTTAAAGTGTTTTTTGTTCTAAATCTCTTATCTTTTGAAACGCAGAGTTAATGTCTTTTGTGTGCTCTTTCTCTACTGACCCTAGCCTTGAATCTAGTTTACTTAGCCACCAGACAAGCTTTCCAATTCCGTAAAATACAGAAACCACAGTCCCAAGGTTAGCCAGGATTAAGGTTCCTATTATTACGTAAACGCTTGAAGGTATCTGCTCCATTTATTTAGGCCCTATGCATATTAAAGAAAAACTTTCGTCGGACGCGGCCCCCGCATCAGTAGACATTTGAATTCTAACTGTGGTCGAAGACGTTGCCGTTGTAGCATCTATCTCGCAATTTCTTGAATTTCCATTCTCAGCCGTACATATACAATTAGGTGTGCTCGAAAAAGTTCCGGTAGCGAAAGTTAGCGTCGTATCCCCAGTGCCGTTATCTACTAAAGAAGCTAAACAGTTCCCGTCTGATCTTGTTATAGTCGTAGATCCTCCGCCGGTTATAAATCCTGAGCAAATTCTAGTTACACCTTCTCTTGGAGATACAACGCTATTAACTAATAAAGGTGCGGGGATTGAATTATCAATTGAGAAAATAGACCACTCTATAGATGAGTTCGACGCTGTCGCGCTTATTGTCGCGGACCCGGATGATGATTTTGTTTGTACAGATAGAGTCACCGCCGACACAGAGCTTGCAGAATATATTCCGCAAAGAGGACCCTGCGTGCGAATTGTATTGGTAGAGCCGCCCTGTTCAGCTTCCGAAATTACAGTTGTCCCGTCCCATAATCGCATTGCCGGGAACACGCCATTTGTCCCCGCAGTTAGCTGGGCGTTAGCGCAAACATAATACCTTTGCTTCTTCGACGGCGTGAATGTAATGGCCGGTAGCACTGAGCCGCTTGTCGACACCGTACCAAAATTGGCGTTTGTTCTTTCCACTAACGCACACGAAGCGTCCGCAGTAGGGTCCCCGTATGCGGTGTTTGTTCTAGCCCAAGAACAGGTTGAATCGTGATAACCGCTCCAAGAGTTTGCCATTTTGTCGGGAGTATAGGCTGTTTCAGACGCTAACGGATATCGCACAAGGGTGAATTTAACATTTCCGGCTGGCGACGTTACGTCGTTTGACACGTTAATTGTGCTTGATGCGCTAGCGGCATATAATTCAAAAGCCCGATTTCCGGCATTAGTATATGTGAAAGAACACGTAACTGTCAAAGCTGATACGGAGGTGTCGGACGTTCCCCTGACGCCGGCACACGTCGTGCTTCCGTCATAAATAGCAAAAACTGAGTTAGATGTCGCCGTTGAATAATTTGGAAGTTGAAATGTAGCGATATATACACCTGGAGGCAAATTTGTAATCGTCTGTCTCGGCAAATCTGAGTCAGTGGTTGCCCACGAGCCGAGTTGAGATGTTACAATTGTTGGCCCTGGGCAATCTGCATCTGTGCCAAGGGCGCCAATTGTTGCAGAGGCTCTTGTCCAGCCGGTGCAGCTGGCTGTTCCAGCAAAATAAGATTCTCCAGCCAAAGCCGCCTGGCTTATTCCTCCGAGATTAATTCCTTCCGCTGGCCCTACAAAACAACTGTCTATCGCGACACTTGGCTCATCTGCATTTGCATAAATTCTTAATTGAATATTTCCGCTAGATGGGAAAATAAAATTAGCACTCGCTCTTGTGGGCGTCGTGCTAGACACAATACTTACTTCCGATAAAACATTAGACCCATCGTAAGCTTGAATTTCGTGTGTCGCGGTACCACTCGCCGTTGTAAATAAGCAAGTTACAGCGCCGTTTCGTCCATACATCCCGGCAGGGATTGCAACCGCCGTTGTCGTTAATGTATTTCCCGAAGCCGCTGCATCCCACGTTGAATGATATAATCCTTCCATTGGGCTTGAACTAGTAACTGCAAAGGTTCCGGCTGAGGCCGTCCACTTGGCTTTACCGTTTTCAAAACCGCCATTAACTAAAAGATTCTTGTTAAAGAGTTGAGCCTTATCTACTTCGTTAAGTGCTAAAGCCTGTAAAGACAAAAACGTGTACAGAAAAAATATTAAATATCTCATGAGAAAGTTACCTCGCTTGCGTCTGCTATTAATTTAATTACTGACCCTACCGTAGAACTAGATTCTTGAACTTTCACTTTTATTAAATCGCCTGCGCTAATAGACACCCCATTAATTTGACCCGTGCTACTTGAAATATCTAGAACTGCTTTTTGTGGCTCTAGATCATTGGCCGCAGATAAAGTTACCGCTGCGTTCGTAGTCGTTCTTTGATTCGTAGTTGAAGTTATTTCGTCAACTTCTGACCTAATCAAAGTGGCTACGGCGTTTATTAATGCGTCCCCGCTAGTAGCCGCGCACGTCCATAAAATACGAAGATTAACAGGTGAGCCCGTGACGTAACTTTGCGGTACTCTCACCGACACGTATAGTGCCTGACTGAGCGCCGGTTCGTACTCGTAT